GCCCGGCCCGGGCGTACAGGCTCGCCCCTGGGCCGACATCATCAACCGCACCTTCAAGCGCAAGGGATAACAGATCATGACCGTTCTCACTGAAACCACTCACCCCGGCGGCTTCCTCGTCTGGGAGGCCTTCCGCGATTACACCCGCGAGGTCGTCACCATCGCCACCGGCACCGCAAACCCGGTGCTCGAGCCCGGCACCGTGCTGGGCAAGATCACTGCCACCGGCAAGTATGCCGCCCACGACCCGGCCGCGCTTGACGGCACCGAGACCGCCGTTGCCGTGCTCTGGGCCAGGGCCGATGCCACCGCGGCAGACGTGAACGCCGTGGTGCTCCTGCGCGGCCCGGCTATCGTCAACGGCCATGACCTGGTCTTTGCCGGCACCCCCACCCAGGCCGAGATCGACGCGGCGCACGCAGCACTTGCTGCCGCCGGCATCCTGGTGCGCTGACACCCCCAACACTGAAAGGAACACGCGATGCCCACCCTGGACATCTTCGACACCGATGCCTTCTCGGTGATCGAGCTCACCCGCGCACTCGAGAACATCCCCTACAAGCCGGCGACGCTGACGGGCTCCGGCCTGTTCGCAGACCGCGGCGTGCGAAGCCGCACCGTGGTGATCGAAAGCCGCGACGGGACGCTGTCGCTGATCCCGTTCTCCGAGCGCGGCTCGGCCTATGAGCAGCAGATCCCGGAACGCCGCGACGTGCGCGCCTTCGTGTGCCGCCAGTTCAAGAAGCAGGACGTGCTCTGGGCCTCGGAAATCCAGGGCATCCGCGCCTTTGGCGCCGAGTCCGAGACCCAGCAGATCCAAGCCGAGGTTGCCCGGCGCCTGCGCAGGCTGAGGAACGATGCTGAGGCCACCTTCGAGTATCACCTGCTGAACGGCATCCAGGGCAAGGTGCTCGATCCGAAGGACGGCGCCGTCGTCATCGACTACTTCGCCGAGTTCGCGATCACGCCGGCAACGGAAGTGAACTTCGATCTGGCCAACACAAACCCGGCCTCAGGGGCGCTGCGCAAGAAGTGCCAGGCGCTGATCGAAAGCGTCGAGGGCGATCTGGGCGGGCTTTCCACCGGTGCGGTGCAGCTGCGCGCCGAATGCGGCTCGGCCTTCTTCTCGGATCTCGTCGCCCACAAGGAGGTGCGCGAGACCTATCTCAACACCGCCGCGGCCGCCGATCTGCGGGCGCGGGTGGCCGACGAGGTCAGCTTCGGCGGCATCACCTTCCGCCGCTACCGGGGCAATGCCGCCTTCGGGGTGCCGCCCGACAAGGCATACTTCTACCCCGAAGGCGTCGAGGGCCTGTTCGAGATCTACTACGCCCCGGCCGACACCTTCGAGACCGTCAACACCCTCGGCCTGCCGCTCTATGCCCGCTCCATCCCCGATCGGGATCGCGACGAATGGGTGCGCCTCGAGATCGAGAGCAATCCGCTGCCGATCTGCACCCGGCCGCAGGTGCTGAGAACCGCACGACGGGCGTGATGAACGCGTTCGCGGCGGCCATGGATGCGCTGTTTGCGGACGTGAACCTCGGGCTGGATGCGACCTGGTATCCGACCGGTGGCACGCCCCAGCCTGTCCGGGTGATCCGCAAGGCGCCGGACGAGGTGACAGGCTTCGGGGCTGCACAGATCCTGTCGGACACCACGCTGGTCGATGTGCGTGTCTCCGAGATGGTGAACCCCAAGCCGGGGGATGGGATCAGCATCGGTGCCGAGAACTTCACGATCCAGGGTGAGCCGAAGCGGGACCGGGATCGGCTCATCTGGACCGTTGAGCTGGTACCCGCATGAAACTGAAGATCGACTTCGAGCCTGATCTCGTGGCCATGCTTCAGGCGGAGTTGAAGGCCGGCGAGCGGGCCGTCAAGGCGGCGATGGCGCAGGCCGGGGGTGAGTTGAAACAGGCCTGGCGGACGCAGATCACCAGTGCCGGGCTGGGTCACCGCCTGCCGCGCACCATCAGGAACCGCACCTACCCCAAGCAGGGCGACAGCCTCGATGCCGCAGCCTTCGTCTGGTCGAACGCCCCCGAAATCGTCGCCGCTCATGACCGGGGCGTGCTGATCCGCTCGAAGGCTGGCTTCTGGTTGGCGATCCCGTTGCCGGCCGCCGGCAAGGGCCGTGGCGGGGCGCGGCTCACGCCCGGCGAATGGGAAAGGCGGAGGGGGATGCGGCTGCGCTTCGTCTATCGCCGCCGTGGACCCAGCATGCTGGTTGCCGACGGGCGGCTCAGCAGCCGGGGGCTGGGGGTGGCATCGCGCTCGAAAACCGGCCGAGGTCGCGCCACGGTGCCAATCTTCCTGCTGGTGCCCCAGGTCAGGTTGCGCAAGCGGCTCGATCTGGCGCGGGATGTGGAGAAGGTGGCAGGCTGCGTGCCGGGGCTAATTGTTACGGGTTGGACGATTTCATGACCCCTCTTTTTAATAATTCGCCATAGCCGTCAATGCTTACACAATGGTAGGGTGAGGAGCGATTTGCGCGCGCAACTCCATCGCGTGGTGCCAATGTGTGCTATTATTTGACTGAGTGGACCATGAAACTTCATATCCCAGAACCGACGATCAACATTGGAAAAGACGGCTTTGAAGGTCATTGCAAACTGGGTCGAAAGGATATGGGCGAGAAACTCTCGACACTACTTTCGGCGCTTGAAGATCCCATTGTCGTCGCCCTTGATGCCCCCTGGGGAAGCGGAAAATCGCATTTGCTCAAGTGTTGGTGTGGCGCACATATACACGAATTCTCGCACCTAAAAGACATCGTCGTGTATTTTGATGCGTTCAAGCACGATTATCTCGATGATCCGCTTCTCGCTCTGACTTCCCTACTGGATGACAGGTTTGCCTCTGAGAAGGGGGCCGAGAAAATAATCAAGAAATTGAAAAATGCGGCGTTTAGTGCGGGAAAGCCGTTGATCCGCATAGGTCTTGCTGCGGCAACTGCTGGCGTGTCGGAATTTGCCGGGCCGATTGTGACCGCGGCTTTGGATGCAACAAACAATCAAGCAAATGAGCTGGTCGATAAAATGTGGGAGGCTGAAACCGGACGCATTTCTGCAATGGAAAATTTCGCGGCCGCTCTGACAGAATTAACCGCTGCCGAGAATGAATCGGAACAAAGGAAAGTGATTTTCATTGTTGATGAACTTGATCGTTGCAGGCCGGATTACGCTTTGTCGTTGCTGGAAATCGTTAAACACTTCTTCGCGGTGCCCGGCGTCCATTTCGTCTTGGGCGTCAATTTGAAAGAGTTGAGCAATTCCATACAGACAAGATATGGGGCTGGGGTCGACACAAACGCGTATCTCCAAAAATTTATCGATGTCAGGATGGGCTTGGAGACCAGCCTTCAACTAGGCAATCAGGGAAGTGAGGCCAAGATATATTTTGGGCATGTTGCTGGAAGGATGGGCTTGGATAATCCACACTACAAAGCTTCGATAGATACTTATTTGGAGCTATGGGGCGATAAATGCCCACTTACCCTGCGCAATGTCACAAAACTGGTTTCGGCCGCCGTTCTCACGCCAACGCTGTCTCAGCATCTGCAAAATCGCGCAAGATATATCCTGATTGCCGGTCTTCTCATATTAAAAACTGGAAATCCGGAGCTTCTTGACAAACTGCGATCGCCGAACCGGCTGGTGGAGGCATATCAAGAAATTAGCGATTACTTTGCCTTTCCGGCTGACGTTAAGAATTCATACGCGTCGGTGACAGAAATCGTCAATGTTTGGCATTGTTTTCTGAAGGGAGCCCCTATCCTGTCCGAACAAAAGCCAGGAGATTTGCAGGGTATTCTAGGCATAATCGGCAGCTGTGATGATCTTCGAAAAGAGCTTTTCTCAAAATATTTGGATGTTTTTGACGCAGGCAATTTTGTAAGAGAGAAATCCTGACCGCTCCGTTTTTGCCAAGCATAAAATAGAAGGTCATCACGTAAGGCCAACTCATGCCCGCCATTCGCGAAACCATCCTGCAGACCCTGCTTGCGGTGCTGCAAACCGTGCCCGCCACCGTCCTGCGTGGCGAGGTGCTGCCTGAACGCGTGCCGGCCGGCGGCCTCGTGATCTTGCGCGACGGCGAACCCGGGGAGCCGGAGGTGACGCTGTCGCCGCTGCAGTATCACTATGAGCATCGGGCGGAACTGGAGGTGGTGGTGCAGGGCAAGACCTCTGCCGACCGCGATGCGGCCTTCGATGCGCTGATCGCCGGCATCGGCGCGGCGCTTGCTGCCGACCGCACGCTGGGCGGGCTCTGCGACTGGGTCGAGGCGGAAGCGCCACGGCCGGTGGATCTGCCCGTCGAGGGTGGGCAAGCGCTAAAGGCGGCTATCATTCCGGTGACGCTGCACTATTCCACGGCCGACGCCCTCGGTTGACCCCTCTATAACCGAAAGGACAAACCCATGCCCCGTGCACAAGGCGCGCGGTCGCAGTTGGCGGCCGCGTTCGAAACCAC